TCACAAGATTGGTAGTTACCAGGTTGGGAACATTCCGGCTGAGGTTGAAACGATGATTATCCCTTGTGGGAGTTGTAATTCAGTTGTAAGTATTCTGTATGGCATAGCAATGAATCCTCCAAAGGGACTTAAGCGCGTCTTACTGATGGGCATAGGCAATAATGGATCCTTCAACATAAAGTACATTCCGGACCGATTAAAAATTATCAGCAAGGTGGTGGGCAAGAACCTCAACGCATCATTCCGGTACACGATGTTCAATGATTCAAATCCTGGCATTGAGTTGATTCATCACGACATAAATGGCACAGGGTATTGCACATACTCAGATTGGATGCCGTTTAACTTTGGGGGTATAGATCTGCACCCAAGATATGAAGGCAAGGTATGGAATTTTATGAATGAGAATCCTGATAAGTTCAGTCAATATTTAAACAATAAGACCCTGTTTTGGGTGGTCGGAAATGAGCCTCGTGAGGTTTTTCCAATATCCACCTGAGAGGTATTTTAAGGCATTTTAAGAGCGTTTCTATGCTGTGGGATATTCTGCCATTAGAAATTGAAGAAGTCAGAAGTACCTATAGAATCGAGGCTTAAGAGAGTGAAATAAAAAAACAAGAAAATGACACAGATTGGTAGATTTTGTGAGTTAAGCGGTGTAAAAGAAGAGTCAGATTTAGTTCCTGGTCTTGACTTCAGATTGCCTAAATATCGCAGGGAAGTGTTCTTGAGGTTTTATGAGTTTCATCTCAAATATCAGGGTCACGCAGGAGCGGTGTATTATGCTTTTCCGCATTTATTCAACCGGCTGCATATGTCAATGGAAGAAAAATTATGGTTCACTTTTATAAATGGCTGCAGTCAGAATGTAATTACTACGTACTTACTTTTTACGCATAATCCCTGTTTTGAGAATCTAAATTTAGATGGGCTTAGTTCCTGGTTCCGTCAGCATTATTTGAAATACGGATGGGACACAGACCGGAGGTACATTAAGAATCAGTTCGAGGAATGCGTATTGAAGTACAAAGAAGTATTAGGAGGTAGAAGCCAAGTTGAGTTCTTTAGTGAGTTATGCAGCTCAGACGACCCGTATGAAAACTTTAGACGTACCTGGGACTTCGTAATTAATAATTTCTACAGCTTTGGTCGCCTGGCTACTTTTAGTTACTTAGAGTACCTTAAAATCGCTGGGCTTAATTTAGACTGTGACACCTTATTCCTGGATAATATCTCCGGTAGTAAGTCTCATAGAAATGGCCTATGCAAAGTCCTGGGCCGTGATGATTTAGATTGGTGGAAAAATGAGGTTCATTATGCTGATGATACGATCGCCTGGCTTGAGTTAGAAGGCAAGAAGCTCTTAGATGAGGCCCGGGCAAGATTTCCTCACAAGGACCTAAGCTACTTTACTCTTGAGACAACCCTGTGTTGTTATAAGTCCTGGCACCGGCCTAACAGGCGTTATCCTAATGTATACAATGATATGTTCTACGAAAGGATAAAACACGCTGAGAAAGCCTGGGGGCGTAAGTTCAATATATTTTGGGAGTCCCGAGAAGAAGCCCTACCAAGTTATTTGCGCTTAGAAAGCACACCAGCGGACCCTGGGTTTGTCAAGATTAAACAGAATCACTATAGACAGACCGGACAAGTTATAATGATGGACCGGGAATGGGATGCCTTTACTAATGACTTAAACGATTATATAAACCAGCGATGAGAATACTATTGATAGGCGACTGCGGTGTAGGTAAAACCTGGGTGATGAAGAAGCTCCTGGGTAATTATCAGACTCGCCCTGGCAAGATTGGTAAGTTTAAATTCCATTACAATGATGAGGTAGTCATAGTAGGGGTATACGATGGCACTACATTCGAAGGAAGTGATAGACTAAGTATGAGCGTTATTACAGACCTGGGTAAGTTCCTGGCCTGGGCTGGTAATAGGGTCGTGGTGTGCGAAGGAGACCGGTTTACTAATAGTACTTTTATATCTCAAGCTCATCCGGTCATTTTTAAGATACACGGTGATGGGGAAAAGGGTCGCGCACTCAGAGGCTCTAAGCAAACAGAAAGACATATCAAGGCTATATCTACCCGGGTTGGAAATATCAAAGAAGACGTCAGCGCAAGTGACTCGGCTGAGGCTTATGAATTAATTTTAAGGCTTATAAAGCAAATTTAATTTGACAAAAAGATATGAATATGGCAAAAATAAAAGCACCACATAATGTACAATTATTGAAACAAAAGTGCCATATAATGCACAATTAATAAAACATAAACCGAATTACATACTAATTTATAACAAAAGAGAAATGAAAATACCAATGCAAGACCTTAGTCTTAAAAGTATAAGTGAAGCCATATCAAAAAATATGAATCCAAAATGTATTGTAATGCATCCAACCGCTTACAGGTCATTAAGTATAAGCAAAGGTGGGAGATTGTTTAACACTCTTTTTGGTTTAGATGTTATAATAAACGATAGTGCGCCAAAGGATAATTTTTTTATACGTTAACACCAAAGAGAAATGACAGATAATGACACTCTAAAAAAGAATATGCTTGAGGCTTTAGAAAAAACCTTATGTATCGTTTCATCTGCTGTGAAGCTGGTGGGCATTAGTCGTAACACACATTATCGGTGGATGAAAGAAGATGCTGAGTATGCTGTAGCTGTGGCTGACTTAGAGAACGTAATATTAGATTTCGCTGAATCTCAGCTTCATCTTCAGATTAAAGAAGGTAGCGTGCCAGCGACTATATTCCTGCTCAAGACCCGAGGTAAAAAGAGAGGCTATGTAGAACGTCAAGAAATTACTGGAGCCGACGGTGAGCAAACTTCATTCGAGGTTAATATAATTCGCTCTAATGGGAAAAAAGAAGATTGATACTAACATAATCTTCGACCACTTAGAAAGCTCTTCTAGTAAGATTGTAGTTGAGCAAGGTGGTACAAGGTCCGGTAAGACTTACAACATCCTGCTGTGGATAATCTTTGCGTACTGCAATAGAAATACCGGCAAGGTCGTTACAATTACTCGTAAGACTTTTCCGTCAACCCGGGCCACGGTGATGCGTGACTTCATCGACATACTTAAAATCTATGGCCTGTATAACGAGGCTCATCATAATAAGTCAAGTTCGGAATACAAGTTATTCGGTAACCTGGTCGAGTTCATATCCCTAGATCAGCCTCAAAAGGTCCGGGGGCGCAAGAGGGACCTCCTGTTTATTAATGAGGCCAATGAATTATTCTTTGAGGATTGGCAGCAGCTGGTCTTTAGAACACAAGACAAGATTATATTAGACTACAATCCTTCTGACGAGTTCCATTGGATATACGATAAGGTTATTACCAGGAATGATGCCGAGTTTTATCAGACTACATATTTAGACAATCCTTTTATCAATGAGACAATCGTGTCTGAGATAGAACGGCTAAAAGAAACTGACGAGCAATATTGGCAAATTTATGGCCTGGGTTTAAGAGGCGCAAGTCGCTCGACTATATTCAAGTACCAAGAATGTGAGAAAGTCCCTGAGAAAGCCTCTTTTGTGGCTTATGGGATGGACTACGGTTACTCTAATGACCCTACTGCACTTGTATCGGTGTGGCGTGATGATATTAACCTGTACGTAGAGGAACATTTGTATCGCACGCATATGACTGCAAGAGATATTAGCCGGGTCCTGGGGGACATCGGTGTAAATCGTAGCCTGGTCTATGCAGACTCCGCAGAGCCTCGGTTAAATGATGAGCTTAGACGAATGGGTTGGAACATCCGGCCTTCTGTAAAAGGTAAAGACAGTATCAATGCTGGTATAGATCTTCTGAAGCGGTATAACATTAAACTAGTTTCAAGCTCTGAGAACCTTATCAGGGAGTTCCGTAGCTACAAGTGGAAAGAAGACAAGAGCGGTAAGCTCACAAATCAGCCTGAAGACGATAATAATCACCTGGTTGATTCTTTGCGCTACGCCACTTATTCTATTTTGAGCAGGCCTAACTTTGGAAGGTATGCAATCAAGTAAGACAGAGGAAGAGATGGCTCAGGTCGTAAGTAACTTTATATACTTTCATAAAGGAGTCCGGATTAGGGTAGCAAGACCTCGTACACCGGCTCAGCACCTGCTCCTGGTCCAAGCATACGAATGGGCTTTAGCACACGCCAAGCACCCATAACAAGTTATTAAATTTTGTTTGTAAGTTTATTTTCCTTAATTTAGCCTGGTCTAACATTAAAAATTACTAAAATGACACACACATTAATTATCAGACACGATAACCAACACATTACATATTGGGCCTCGAAATGGCCTAGAGAAATAGGTGATGTTATTAATTTTGATGGCAATAAATATAAGGTTATTGACGTTCTTGCTAGCCGCGACCAGGCTCTAATGACGTTTAATTTTTTGCCTGGAAAAAGCATTTTCGAACATTTTAAAAATCTGTTTTGGTAATATGATACACAAGGTTTTACCAACAGGCCTGCATACCATCTCTTATAAGGGGGTGGTATGGGTCTTTACCGAGAAAGAATATAGCCACCTTGATTGGTGGTTTTTTGTTAAACTAAAATACAATTTACGATGAACAAGAATCTAGAAAAAACACCTGAGTACAAAACCCTGTTACAATACTTCCCCAGCGCGGAGTTGGATGAATTGGGTCCAATAGTAGAACAAATGCACTCTGATGCCGATGACTTCATTGCTGAGATTAGTGGTATGGAGTTCCGGTTCATAAATGGGGACCGTATAGAGCGAATATATCACCGTGAGATGAAAGAATGTATAGAAGATAATGAATTGAGTAAGGTTCCTTCTTACGTTAAAATTAATTGGGATGCGACTATTAATTATATTCAGCAGTCTGATGGCTATGGTAATTGGTTCGCCTCTTACGATGGTGAAGAAGGATTAGACGATTTCGGTGACAATGAGTATTATTTATTTAGAATTAACTGATATGAGAAGAGTAGAATTTCACATTACAGACATTACCACATTTTGGGGGTCCGGTCAGGGAGAGGTTAATATAGCATTTACTTCAGCTTGTGGGGCTGAGGTGAACCTGCTTATCCCGGCTCACGTTATGACTATGAATCTAAAGCACATCATAGAACAAACGATTTCGGCTCAAGTCGTTGCCGATAAACAGAATAAAGAAAGCTTGAGTAAAGCTGCGAAGAGTTTGAAGAACTTTGCTGATTGGGATGAGATGCCCGAGTAGTTAATTTAAAGCATTCTGAGAGCGTTTAAGATAGGTGTCTAATAAGATGCCTATTTTTTTTGTGTTCATTTCTAAAACCGGCCTTTACAAGCGTTATATGATAAATGGCTAATATGGAGCTTAAAATAAAAGTACCGACAGAGTTAAGTGAGATAACCCTGGCTCAATATCAGAAGTATTTAAAGATAGTAGAGGCTAACGCTAATAATTCGAATACTGAGACTTTCATCTCTTTAAAGATGCTCGAGATATTCTGTAACGTGCCTTATGAGCAAGCTGTGGCCCTGAAGATTAAAGACGTTACTCACATAGTGCAGATATTAGCTGATATGCTTAATAGTAAGCCTGAGTTAGTAAACCGGTTCAAGATTGGCGATGTAGAGTTCGGGTTTATTCCTAAGCTAGATGATATAAGTTTTGGCGAATATATAGATCTTGATACTTACCTGGGGGATTGGAGCAAAATGGAAAAGGCTATGGCTGTTCTGTACCGGCCAATTAAGAACAAGTCCGGTGAGCGGTACCTGGTCCACGATTACGATCCTGGCAAATGGGATGAGGCTATGAAGCACACACCAATGGATGCTGTAATTGGTTCTATACTTTTTTTTTATCGTTTAGGGATAGAATTATCTCAAGCTATGATGAAATATTTAGCCGAGTCGGAGGAGATGGCTATTCAAGAGGTGAGCAATTTGCAAATAAATGGAGCTGGTATCAATCAGTTTACGCGCTCGCTCAAGGAGATGTTAGACGATTTGATGATATTACACGAATGAGCCTTCACAAATGTTTAACAATGCTGGCCTTCGAAAAGGAGAAAAACGAATTAGAGGCGAGTTTGATTCAAAATAAATTTAAGAAATGATAGACGTAGGACCACGCGCTTTTTACATCGCAGCTGATACCATTAAGACGCAGCTCCTGGCTGATGAGAATATTAACACGGTGACTACCGGTGATATTACTGAGATTGACCTCAACAAGATTACCATATTCCCTTTGGCTCATATTATCTTTAATTCGGCCTCCTTACAGGGCAATGTGATTTCGTTTAATATCTCGGTCCTAGCAATGGACATAGTGCAACAGACTAAGGATGAGATTACTACCAATGTTTTTCCTGAGCAAGATAGCTTAGATAAAACCTTTGTAGGCCTGGATAATGAACACGATGTATTAAATACTCAGTTAGCGGTCCTCAATCGCCTGAACGAAGAATTAACCCGGGGTCAAATATTTAGCGACTTATTTCAGCTAGATGGCATCCCGACCTGTGAACCTTTTTTCGACAGGTTTGAAAATAAGCTCGCAGGGTGGACTTACACATTTAATCTCCTGGTTAAAAACGACATCAGCAAATGTTAGAGAATCTCAAGGCCTCGTTAGAACAATTTAGAGATGCTGTAATAGCCGAATCTCAGAATAACCTGGCTAAGCCCCAGGGCAAGTATAATACGCCTATAAATGCCTCGGGTAACCTTAGTAGAAGTATCACGTCTACAGAAGTAAAGGTTAATCCTAACAGCCTGGAGTTCGATATACAGATGCCTCTATACGGATTCTTTATAGACAAAGGGGTGAGCGGTATCAATAAAAAATACGATACTCCGTACTCATACAAAAGCAAGGGCGGTAAGAATGGCCTCAAGGGAATGCCTCCTCCAAAGAAGCTTGATTCCTGGATCGTCAGGCGTAAGATTGCTCCGCGTGATGAGCAGGGCCGGTTTATTAGTAGAAAGAGTCTTCAGTTCGCAATCGCTGTGGGCATTTTTAAGAGGGGTATAGCACCGAGCTTATTCTTTACTAAGCCGTTTGAGAAGTATTATAAGAAGCTCCCCGAGGAGTTAGCAAAGTCATTCGGGCTGGATGTAGCTGAGTTAATGACATTTATATTTAAACAAAACCAAAAAAACTTGAAGAATGGCTAATGTTTTTGTGAGGAGTCCCTTCTACGTATCAGTTAAAGACCTGGGCGGAACAGCCTCATATGCGATACTTACTATCACTATAGATGGAAGTACGGTCTACACTCTGAGAAAAGACATAGTAAGCTCCTGGGCGACTTTTGAGATAGCCGAGCTTTTAAGAGATTATTTAGACTTAGAATATGATGATACGAATCTGCACGTCACTCATAGCAAACCTTACAGCACGAGCTTGCAGCGTTATACTTCAGCTGGTAGTACAGTCGGTTTACCTTCTGTGGCAAGTGGCTTCATTATTGATGCGTATGGCCTCTTTTTAGAAGGGGCTAACCCTACCACTACTCGGGGTTATATGCAGAGTAATGATGTGATATATCGCCTGGGGGACTCAGATATTCGTGTACCTGTGGATAGGAATAACACCACAGAGGTTAGTTTTGTCTATAACGGAAATGTCGTCTACACTAAGTCGATTTCTACCAGCACAGATTATGTCTTTGAGTACGTTAGCAATAGCACACAGGCCTATGATAGTTTTGCAGACCGGGTTCGATCCCTGGGCGGTGAATACGAGACCAATAATTGCATAGAAGAATTCCTGAGTGAGTATGAGATATTCAACGTAGACGAGATTCATATAAGCACGACTGATGGGCTTCGGGTAGTACAAGTAAACACTATAGATGAGTGCCGTTATACTCCGGCTAAAATTAGCTTTGTCAATCGCTGGGGTGCATTACAGGATTTATGGTTTTTTAAAAAGTCGGTTCAGCAGCTCGACATTACCAAGGAAGAATACAAGCGATTCGCTGTAGGCCTGAGTGGTACGTATGATACTCGGGTTCATCCTCGCAAAACTTACAACGTACAGGGTCAGAAAAAGATTACACTTAATACCGGGTTCGTAGACGAGAGTTATAATGACCTGGTGGAAGAGTTATTACAGAGCGAGCAAGTTTGGATGGAGCAAGACTCTATTATTACGCCAATGGTCGTTGACACTAAATCTTTGACCTACAAGACAAGCGTAAATGATAGATTAGTAGACTATGCTTTGTCCTTTTCTTATGCTTATGACAATATTCAAAATATCCGCTAAATGCAGAGACTACAGCTTTACATAGAAGGTACTCGGGTTGATATGTTCAATGATGAAGCCGTGTCTATGACAGACAGCATTAAGAATATTAAGGATGTGGGTAAGATATTCACAGAGTTTACTCAGACCTTTAACCTGCCTGCGAGTAAGACCAATAATAAGCTCTTTAAGCATTTTTATAATTTCTATATTCA